AACTAACTCGTTCGCAATTGTGTCCAGCTCGTCGTCTGAGAGGTATTCGGCCAAGTTCGCGTCGTGCGCGCCGGCGGCCTCTTCATCAGGCTCGCCGCTAAAGTCAAACAGCGTACTACCGTCTTCCAGCTCGATCGCGACGGGTTCGCCGTTTTCGTCTGAAAACGCTACGTCCTCCCCGAGCTCTACGTTGGTCTCTTCCAGGGCGTCGTCTTCGCCGTTGATGATCTGTTGCATAGCCCGGGGCTGCATTGCGCGGTCAATAGCCATAAAAAGTCCTTAATAGACGCCTGTCTGGCGCGGGCGCGGCGCGTACTCTTCGTCGTAGTCAGTACCAAGGCGGATCAGCCCACCCTGGCGAAATCTCATTAGGGCGTATACCATTGAGTCGACCAAGTCGTCGTGAGATGCGAACGGAAACGCCGCTACCTCCTCCACAAGTTCTTCCGCCCAGGGGTGATCGGTAACCCAAACCAGCCCAGATGCAATTATATCAGCAACTGAGTTCAATCGCGCCATCTTATCGCCAGACCCGCGGTGCGGTGTATACTCCGTTACTGGAATACCCATACGCCTGAGTTCTTGATAAATGGCCACGCCGGCACTCTTTTTCTCAACAATAAACGAGTCCGGCTGCCAATCTTGGTATTCTTTGATGCACAACTGTTTGAGATCCGGGAAGTCCACCCGCGTCTTAATCGCGTTGAGCAGGATGAGGTTATAGGCCCCCGTATCATCGTTGACGAACACCCCCCACGTAGTCAGCGCCGTATAGTCCGCCCGGTTGTGCGTCTCGGCCGCGGCGTCCAGGGACATGATAACCCCCTCACACGGCGGAAACCGATCTCTAGTCCAGCGCTGCCACCACTCTCTCTTGATGACTGCCGCTTCCTCGGACGTGGGGTTCTGCTGGTACTGGGCGTTCCATTGAAACAACGGCATCGAGGCCTTGGTACGCTTCAGCTCTTTGAGCGGGAAAAACTCCGGCCACAGGGCCTTCTCTATAATCCCGCCCTCGCCGTCGTCCACTTCTAGGATCGCGGGGAACTCGACGACTTTATACTGGTCCGCTTCGGGGTCCTTAGCCCCCGCGGCCACGAGCCGCCCGGTCAGGTCATCATTGTGCCAGCGCGTCTGTACCACAGCAATTCGGCCGCCCTTCATGAGGCGGGTACGCGCGCCGTAGGCGAACCAGTTATACGTAGTCTCTAGCGCACTGAAATCTCCAGACAGCAAGCTCTGTTCTGAAATAGGATCGTCCACCACCAGCAGATCAGCGCCACGACCAGCCAGAGCAGAACCAACACCGCAAGCATAAAACTCCCCACCATAATTAGTATTCCACCGGCCAGATGATTTAGAATCGACTGCAAGCGAAACATCAGGGAATATCTCCTTAAACTTATCACTAGCGATCAGGTTCCTCACCTTACGGCCGAAATCTACCGCCAAGTCGGCGGTGTGGGAGACCATAATGATGCTTTTCTTGGGGTTCTTACCAATAAACCAGGCCGGATAAAGTAAAGATGTAATATTCGACTTACCGTGACGCGGGGCCAAGTTAACACAGACCCTATCATTACTGCCTTCGGCGATCGCCATCAACTCATCTGCAAGTATTCGGTGGTGTTTACCGACTACAAAGTCCTCCTGCATATGGTGCGCAAACGCAATCAAGTCGTTCTGGCACTCTTCTACATGCTCTTGGCGGTCGAGTTCTTCTAAACTGTCGTTTAAGGACTGAACTTCATAGTCCGACAACTGGTCGAGGTTCTGCAGGAGCAGGTTAATCTCCGCTCTAGTGAACTTCAGGTCGTTTTTACTCACCGTCATCGCTCCCGAAGGCCTCATCTACATCGAATTCGGCGTCGTCGATCTCCGCCGGGTCAGCCTGTTGTACTATAACGAGCTTATTTAGCTTCTCACGCAGGCTTGCACGCAAGTCATCGGCGGTCTGGTGGGTGTGTGTTACTTCAATCCGCTCCGAAAACAGCCCGACATCGGAAATTTTACCTAGGAGCTCAAGCGCGCGCAAGCGTATCCGGGCGTCCTCGTTCTCCGTCTCGTGCAAGAGCTTGTTCGTGATCAGGTGACGTACCTGGGTGGCGCTCTCGACGACGTTGTGGCCCCATTCTTTGAGGATCTTGTCCGCAAACAGCAACTGCTGGGGCTTGAGCGCGGCCACGCGCTTCACCGTGGCCTCTTTTGTCGTCTCTACAGGGCTCTCGGCGTAAGACATGACGAGTGTAGCTACCGGATCGAGGTCTCCCTCGTCCAGCGGCATGGGCAGGCCGTTTCTACCCAACAACTCCGCGGTCTTTGCCGCGGCTGCAACACGGTCGCTGAAGTCGTCGAGGCCCGGGCCCACCTTATAATAATGCCCACTGCCGGTCTTATTCGGCAGTGGGATGTCCAGGTCTGGTTCAGTGGTTAGTGCCATCGGTCACTTCGCATGGGTTACCCCCATCTGGCCTTGATACTTACCCGCCTTGTCGGCGTAGGTCACATTCGGCCGCTTGGACTTGAAGAACTGGAACTGGCAGATGCCCCGCCAAGGGAAGATCATGACGCTGTGCGGCGTCTGGTTAAAGATCTCCAGCGTCACCTGGCCCTCCCAACCAGGCTCTAGGGGTGTGACATTCACGTGGATCCCAACCCTGGCATAGGAAGACTTGCCTTGGCAGATAGCCATGACATCCTCCGGCATAGAGAATGTCTCGATTGTGTGGCCGAGCATGAAACCCTTAGGCGCAAGCGTAAACACCGGCTGACCGGTCAGGGGGTGGTCTGGTACGTCCTTGTTTACGTAAACCCCGACCGGCATGTGCCGCGTGGGGAGGGGGTGGTTGGCCCCGTCCGTTGGGTCAATGACGTCTAACTGCGCTGCGGGGTCTAAAACCGTCTCATATGCCACGGGCGACAGCCTGGCGTCATACCCCATGCTGGAGACCCCCGCAGACAGCGGGAGCTGCCCATACCGCTCGATGCAGAAATCTTTGATCATCCCGCGGCGCGCATACCGCTCGATCTCGTAATCAACTAAGGCGCTCATGAAAACTCATCCTGTAAAAACCCATACTTCATGGACTCAACCACCCACACAATTTCCGATCTAGTCATCCCGCTAGAGAAATACTGCAGCCGGTGCCCGCCACCTCCTGATGCGTAACCAATGACCAGCACCTCCTCGAACCCCGCCTCCGCGGCGCTAGCTAAAGTCTCCTCCACTGAGACGTCCTGTGTGTCTGGGGGGTTCTCCCCAAACAGCGATACAATTTTATCGTCACTCATGCGAACAACTTCTCCAATTCTTGTCTATCTCGGCGCGAGATAGAGCCCGCTTTATGTGCGAGAAACGTACTAGCCGTATCCGGCACATCACCAATACTATACGCCGGTTGGGTCAATTCCAAGTGTTTAACAAGTTTTTTGAGGGTCTCGACTTGGCTTTTAGAGAGAGTGACCGCGTCTCGTTGGAACTCAACCCAGGCGGCGAACGCCAGGGGGCACCACTCCTCGACGAGGCTGGCTATGGCCGCTGCGTAATCTCGGATCTCTTTCTGCGCATGGCTGTCAGCGCGTAGCTTAAGGAAATGGAGCAAGTTGCTCAGGTCGATCTTCCAGTACCACTCAGTGTATGTGCTTAGTGGCAGAACCATGCGGGCCTGTTCTCGCGCCATGTTGTTTTTTGGATCGCCCGCAGAGGACACCGCCAAATCATACCAGCCGAGTGCTTCCCCGACAGCCCTATTATAACTATCCGTTATATGGACCTGCCCCTCCAACGCCTCGCCGCTCCCCTGCTTGTTGTCCTTAGACTGCCCGTACCACGTGTCTGGCGTATAAAACTCGCTCTTGAGTATTGAGTAACGCCCGCTGATCTCATTCACGTTAGCCGTGCGGTGCCTGATCCACTGCCGGGCCACAAAAATCGGCATCTTCACATGTATTTTAATCTCGCACATTTCAAATGGTGACGTGTGCTTGTACTTCATCAGGTAGTTAATCAGACCCTGGTCTGAAGATACCTCTTTTGTCCCTTCTCCGTATGACACGCGCGCCGCCTGCACGATCGCAGCGTCGTCTCCCATGGTGTCCACGACACGCACGAATCCGTGCTCGTGGACCTTAATCTCTCTGCCTTTAATGTCAGCCATGTGTCTTCTCTATGGGCTTAGCCCATACCTCTCCTGTGTAGATGTCGTCGGGGGTAGTAGCAAACAGCTGGGCCAAGACCTCAGCTCTTGCTCGTGTGAGGCGCATGCGCCCGGTCTCAATGTGTGAGACTGCACCCTGGGTGATACCCAGGGTCTCTGCGAGGCTGACCTGAGTCAACCCCGCCTCCAGTCGGAGATCCCGAACTGTGAGACCAACGGAGTTGTCACTCTCCACTCTCTTTCTCCTCGATATGGCGCACGACCAGCTCGGCGTAACCGGAGATGTCTTGCCAGGAGTCCTTGTGCAGTGGGTCGCCGGTCACCAGGCGAGAGATTTTAGCTGCAATCATATCAAGGGCGTTCAACACCACGGCTCTATCCGCATACGACAAGCGCAGGAACTTAGGGTTCTCCAGCGCAGTGGGCCAGCAGGCCTCCTTTATTCTAACCGCAACCTCGGAATTAGCTGCGAAGCTCCCGTAAGACTCGCCCCGTTCGGCGAGGGTCTCGTCCAGTTTACTGGTTGTCTTGGTCTTAGTCATTGTTCTTCTCCTTAGTGAACAAACAAGCGGCGCCGCCACTTGCGAATGATGCGGGTGAAGAACCCGCCGTGTATGTGGGCCTCGGCGTCGTCAGAAAACTGCTGGAGCAGCTCAGCCGGGTCACCGGGCACAGAGCCGATGATGTGGATCTCGGCGTTTCCATCCGGGTCGCTATGCGGATCGACGTGGGCGTCGGCCCAATCGAAGTCCTTGCCCCCAGTAAAGGCGATGATGACCACGCCCTTGAGCGTGTCGTCGAGCAGGTAGCCCTTAACTCGATCGAGTGAGGAGCGCATACGTGCTTTGTTCAATGCGGCGTCACGGGACATATAGTGTCTCTCTAATTATGGGGTTGACTAGCGGGGGCGCTGCGGCGTATATAGGTCTTGGGTGAACATGAGGCATTTCTGTTTCCACCTCCGGGGCAGTGACCCAAGCACTGCCCACTTAACCCCCCAGCGCACCTCCCTGGGGGGTTCTTTTTTGCCTAAAGGCAGGGAGTGATCTTGTGGTGGATATGAACGAGCCAATGGGCCTGGTGGATCGCGTCGTCGAGCGC